TATGTATTATAGTCAGTCAGGTAACGTAATTATATACATGGGGGTGGGGGGGTCTGGTATGGGTCTGGGTTTATAAAAAAAAGGTAGGGTAAGAAATAGCTTGCATTACGCTAGCATATCTATAAAATACTAAACCCCTTCGCCTAACAGGTGCTTAATCTTTTCTTCTATGTCCGCTTCTATGTCTGTGCTTTGTCTAGCTTCCTTAGTCTCTACTACGTCACTAAACAGGGCTACACTCTTACCTAGTAGCTCCAATGCCCTAACCCTTGTGCTGTCACTCTCGCTCTCGCTACTCTCTTTATATAGCCTCTCTAGAACGTAGCTCCTTGTACGGATGCTTGAGGCTACTGCATGGCTCTCTTTACGCTCTAATGCTTTCCTTATGCTTTGGGTTATCTTAGGGTTAGTGCTAAGTAGTCTGCTGGCTTCCACTTCTACCCACTTCGGAATGGTTCCATTCTTATTAGGCGTTACGTCATAGCTATTAAAGTAGGCTTCTTTATATGTGGGGTAAGTTCCTTTAACGATTGCATCAACGAACTTACGCTGTTTAATTGTTAGGTCGTTATCATTCCCAACTATTTTTAGACTGGTCTTTTGTTTTTCTTTCATGCAATCATTATGAGATAAATAGTCTGGTTATGTAATGCTCACAATATGCTAGCTATTATGGTGTGTTTTGATATAGTTAGTCATTGCATTAAACCAATAGGAGGTTTTATAGATTAGATCAAGATAGTGTACTGGGTCGTGACAGGGCTTAACCAGTAATGAGGGTCACAAGAATTGCCCTCGGAGATAGCAGTAAAGTTCCAAAACAAAATATGCGTACCCAAAGAACCAACACAATCTGAGTTGGGGAGGCGTTAACGATAATCGAACAGTAGTGACATCCTCCAAATGTCTTATGAGTGTGACGGCTTATAACTGATGAATAGTCAAATAATGAAACAGACTGGAGGGTTTGTATATGGAAAATAATATAAAAGAAAAGTTTAAACTTGTTTTAAATGAAGAGTCTTTTAATAAGTTATCTGATAATCAAATGGATGCATTGGGTAGATTGTTAACTGATAGAGCCACAAGAGAAGATAAGCAATTACTTCTGGAGGCGGTTCAATGATAAATAAAATAATATTAATAACTGCTTCTATGGGAGTTATTGCTTTTGGGTTTCTTTGCTATATGCAAGGGATGTATATTTTAACGGAACTGAATGACGTTGTTTGTTATGAAGGTGACATAGGATTTACTTCTTTATGGATTCCCGATCTAGCAATACTGGTTATTACTTCTATAGTTGCAACGCTTTGTTTTTCTGTTGTTGTTATTGAGGTACAGAAATGAGAAATATTAGCAGAGTGATTTGCGAAGCGTTTATGAATGGGAGAGATAAATACATCTCTAACAGTTCTAGCCATGATGATGCCTTATGGCTTCATGGTCATAAGATCGCTTTCTGGGATAAAGATCATAACGGAGATATTCTTTCTTTCTCTATGTGCGGTTGGGGAACTCCAACGACCAGAGAAAGATTAAATTCTCTCTTTCAAGTTCTTGGTTATGATATGTCTGTGTATCAGAAAAACTGGTCACAGATATTTCGTTTCAAAGGTCAAGATATAGAGATTGATGATGATGCCCAAGTAAACTTTCACGTTGATTTGGATGCTGTAACTTTTACTAATCGAAAGATTACTAAAGCACACTTTGAAGCAATTAGAGAAGGTTGGGTTGATGAGCCTTCTGAAACTAAAAAGAAGGTTCTGATAAGAAGCATATAATTTTTAAAAATGGTTAAATAAATAAGATTAGGAATAGCAAGAAAAATATACTGGATGCTTAAATCCACTACCTTTTTTAAGGTCAATCTAGCCTATCCAATACTTATTTATACCAACGACAGATAGCCCTTTTCTAACTAGAGCCAGAATTTACATGGCGGTTAGAAAGGGGTTATTTTTTTGTTTCTTTTTTTTTGTCTTTTTTTTTATTCCTTTATTTTTTTTTAAAATGTTTGAGATAGTCCTTGAATAAGATAGTCCACGAATTAACGTGCTGATGAGAATCCTATGTTGGGGTTCAAGAAACTAACTTGGAGGTTAGAAATATGGCAACTGTAGAAATAAAAATAGATGCTGATTTGGTGTTTGATGAAGTAACGGAAGCAATGTCTGATGATGAGATAAAAGCAGAACTTATGAAAGCTTTTGAAATTATCCTTTGCCCTTCTTCACATGAAAGACCTAGTTCCGCTTTTGATAGTATTGATAAACTTATCGGTGCTTTCAATCATACTGTGGAGGTTAAGAAATGATGACAGAGGAAGAAAAAACTGCATTGATAACACAATGCGTACATTTTGCTCGAAAAAACCATAAACAGTTTTTAGAGACAGAAGTAATGAAAGAAACTTTATTTACAGAGAATGATTTAATTAAATTAGTCCATGACTTTGGAAAAGGTAATTGGTGGATATTGATTAAATAAACCAACTGATGATTAGCTGAGATGCTATGAAAATAAAAGAGACTGGATGAATATTTACCAGTCTTTTTTATTATTGGTGCTAGCAATTCCGTTAGCAAAATTTAACTTATTTTATGGAGGTAAAATGAAATATAAACCAAGTGAAGCTCTTGCTATGATGCAGAGCGAAATACAGGCAGGCAATACTCCGCTATTAATTGGTGGTACTGGTATTGGAAAGTCTGCAATAGTCGAGGAGGTAAGAGACATCTTAGCGAATGGACGAAAGATAGCTGTTGATAAAGTTAATCCTACTGCAAAGGAATTTGGGTGGATAGATTTTAGAAGTAGCTTATATGAAAGTTATGATCTATCTGGTATTCCTTACGTTGAGGAAGGCAGACAAAAGAGAGCCTTCTTAGGCAATCTTCCTGTTAGCGGAGAGGGCATGATTTTCTTGGATGAATTCGGACAGGCTCATCATTCAATGCAAACTGTTCTCTCTCAACTTATGTATGAGAAAAGAATAGGAGAGTATGAATTGCCAACTCCTGAAAATGGAAAAGGTAATTGGGTTATTGCTTGTGCTTCTAATAAGGCAAGCGATAGAGCAGGTTCAAATAAATTGCCTTCTCATTGTTATTCAAGAACAGGTGTAATTGAATTTGTGCATGATTCTAATGACTGGTTTGCGTGGGCGGTTAAGAATGATATTAATCCAGAGGTTTTAGGTTTCCTAACTTATCAGCCTAACTGGTTAAATGTTTTTGACCCTAAAGTGATTTCTCCACAGCCATGTCCTAGACAATGGACAAATTTATCTAAGGTTCTGAATACAGCACCAGATAGGTATCTTATGCAAAAGTTTGCAGACATCCATGTAGGAGAAACAGCTTCTATTGAGTTTGCTTCTTTCTTGGCATTGAAAGACGAAGTGCCAAACTTGATTGAGATATGCGAAGGAAAGATTAACGATCTTCCAGAGCAAAAAGGTAAGACTAGTCAAAAGAAATTAAGCGGAATATTTTTTGCAACTGTTGTTGCTTTAATAACTGTTATCAAAGAAGCGAAAGAATCTTTGGTTACTGATTATTTTGAAAATGCTTTAGCTTACGTTCAAAAAATCCCTACTCCAGAGTATGCGGTTTTCTTTGTGCGTTCTTTAGTCAATGCTAGACCTGAATTATTAGAGACTGCAAGTTTCATTAATTTCAAAGTCGAGCATCAAGACTTGGAAGTCTAAAATTATGGAGGGTAGAAATACCCTCCTTTTTTTCTGTATTGGAATGTGTATTCCAACTGAAGATTACGAAAGTATGAAACAGATTTAACTAAATAAACTGGAGGGTTTATGAAAGATAAAGATAAAAATATTTTATCTGCTCGTGCGTTACTGGTAAGGCTTACTGTTAAGCATCCAAGCGGCATACGAGTTGATAAATTTTTGCGTGAAGGATTGGAATCCAAAGTAGGAGCAGACGATAGAACATTGCACGTTTCTAAGCATATATACGGAGAGAATATCAATAAGACATTCAGACGTATAGTTAATGGCTTTAGAAATGAGCATTACTATCCTATGACCTTGCCTTGGGATGATACTTCACAAGATAAAGAAAGTGGAAAATCAATTAGTGGTTGGAGATTATGTCCTTCTACTGTTATTGAATTACTTGATGAAAAAATGGAGGAATCCAGAGATATCTTTTTTGAAGAAAGAGATAGTTTTTTGGATAACTACGATACTTTTATTGAGGTAGCTGAAAGGAAATTAGGAACTGCTTTTAACGAAGAAGATTATCCTAGTGTTGATACCTTGAAGTCAAAATTTCAATTTGATTTTAAAAAGAGTCTGATAAGTGAAATTACCAGTTCAAAAGATATCCGTTTGGATGTGTCTGAAAAGATGAAAGCATCCATACAGAAAGAAGCGGTTGATAGAGTGACAGGAAATATTAAAAATGTTTTCAAGGTTACAGTTGATGCTTTGCTTGAACAGGTAAATCACATAGTAGATAAATTGAAAAAAGGAGATACATTTCATAAGACCAGTTTTGATAAATTGAAACAGTCTATTGATATGCTTCCTTCTATCAATGCTGACATTTTAAATAATGACCCACACATAACTAAAGCTCATCAAAATCTTGTAACAGTTTTTGCTTCTATTAATTCATATGATTCTTTAAGGGATGAAACAGAATTAGGAGAGCAGAAGCGTAAGCGAGTAGCAGAAGGATTAGAAAAATCTGTAGATGATCTTAAAGGTTCTTTCTTTGATAAAGCGTTTGGGGGTACTAATGAGTAACCAAAAACTTTTAAAAGCGAGAGCGAGGTTAATGAAGGGCAATATTGGAATGGCTACTATGATTCTTAACTTGGATTTGGTCGAAGATAATTCCTTTGATACGCTAGCAACAGACGGAAAGAATATATTTTATAATTCTGGTTTTGTTGACAGCATTTCAGAGAAAGAGCTTCAAGGCGTATTAGTGCATGAAGCGTGTCACGTTATCTGGGAGCATCCGCTCCGCAAAGGAAATAGACATCACGTTGTCTGGAACTACGCTACTGACTATGCGATAAATTTATACCTTAGTGATTTGGGTTACAAATTGCCAGAAGGAGGTCTGCTTGATTATAAATATCGGGGCATGACTGCTGAAAAAATTTATCAAATTTTGGTGGATGATGAAGATTCATTGCAAGAAGCGGTAGACGATATATCTGGGGATGATTCTGTAGATGTAGAAGGTACTGATCTTGACGATTTGCCTTTGCCTACTGGAGAAATAATTGAGCCTAAAGATGAGGAAGGTAATGCTCTTGGAGAGTCTGAACTTTCTGAATTACAAGCTCAAATTCAAGTGGCTATTTCTACTGCTGATAAACTTGAGAAAGCTATAGGAAATGAATCTGGTTCTGCGGTTGGTCGTAGAATGGAGGAGTTGAAAGAGTCGTTTATTAACTGGCATCAGTTATTGAATGACTTACTTCAAAGTTCTGTAGCTAACGACAGTACATGGGCTAGACCAAATAAACGTCATTCTTGGAGAGGTATTTATTTGCCTAGTAAAGTTAAATCTACTCAAGGAGGAGAGTTGGCTTTAATGGTAGATACTTCATGCTCCATAGACCAGAGAGAACTAAACGTATTCACTACTGAAATTATTTCAATGGCTGAGTCGTGTGGTTTGGAAAGATTAAGAGTTTGTTATTGCGATACAGTCGTAA